CACTCCCAAGATTCATCAGATGCAAGAGGCTTACCGAAAAGCCCATCCACACCTTGACCTTTGACCGACCATCTTTTGTTTCCCCTGTTAACTTCAGGGCATGGCTAAATCAACCAATGTAGAAATTGAAGAGCGCGTAAACGCTGTCTACAAGTTGTTGTTGCAGTCATATTCGCGTTTTGAAATAGTGCAATACGCTGCAACAGAGTGGGGCGTACAGCCGCGCCAAGCGGATGAATACCTGGCACGAGCAAGACAGCTCATCGCTAAAGACTCAGAGATTGAGCGCCCTGAATGGTTAGCTGCTGCAATTTCACGCCTTGTGCAATATGAAAAACGCGCAGGACGCGACGAAAATTTGCAGGTTGCAATTAAGGCTCTTGAGACACAAGCCAAGCTTCTTCGCTTCGACATGAACTGATGTCGTTGCTGACTGGTCTTTGCGAACCGACACGGCTGCTTGCATTTGTTGAACCACCGGACCAAAAAACAACCGACGACATTCTCAACAGAATTAGAGCAGATCTACACCCTGGGCAGCGTCAGTTTGTAGACGATCAAAGCACCGAGATCATCGGCGTCTCTGCTGGTTACGGAGCAGGCAAGACGCGGGCCTTATGTGCAAAGGCGGTATTCATGGCCGCGGCCAATCAAGGCTTCATCGGCTGCGTGATGGAGCCCACCCAAGTTTTAGTGCGAGATATTTGGCAGACAGATTTTGAGAATTTCTTGGAGGAGTACGAAATCCCGTACACCTTCAGAGCATCTCCGCTTCCTGAATACACACTTCACTTGGAAAAAGACACCAAATTGCTTTGCCGCAGCTTTGAAAACTGGCAAAGAATCATCGGGTCTAATTTTTCGCACATTCTCGCGGATGAGGTTGATGTTGTTTCGCCTGGTATCGCAAACAAAGCATTCCCCAAAATCCTTGGCCGTCTTCGTGCTGGGAACGTTCGACAGTTCGCCGCCGTGTCAACGCCTGAGGGATTCCGTTGGATGTGGAACACGTTTGGCACAGAAGAAGCACAAAAGCGTTCTGATCGGAAGCTAATTAGAATGCGTACGGCGGATAATCCACATCTGCCCCAAGACTTCATCGAGCGACTGCAAGCCAACTACGACCCGAGCCTTTTGAAGGCTTATCTAGAAGGCCAATTCTGCAATCTCACAACCGGTCAGGTTTATGACCGTTTTGATCGCGCCAAGCATGTAATCACCGATATTCCTGATGTCAGCAACGAGCCCCTTCGCGTCGGCGTTGACTTCAATATCGGAAACATGTCAGCAGTCATCGGTGTGCGTCTTGGGAACAACCTTCTCCTGATCGACGAGATCAGCGGTGCGCATGACACCGACGCCATGGCCCAAGAAATACAACGCCGTGCTGATGGACGCCAGGTTTACGTCTACCCTGACGCATCTGGCGGCAACCGAAGCACGAATGCCTCACGAACGGACATTCAGATCTTGGAGTCCTATGGGTTCAGTAATCAATCACCAAAGGCCAACCCTCCCGTCCGCGATCGGGTGGCTTCTGTTCAAGCTTTGCTGGAAAACGGAAAAGGCGAAGTCAGGTTGCAGGTCGCCGCAAATTGCAAAAGAACGATCGAATGTTTAGAGCTGCAGAGCTACACCGAGGCCGGTGATCCCGATAAAGATGCAGGTTATGATCACATGAATGACGCTCTTGGTTATCTTGTCTACCGCGATTTCAGCATGATTCATGCTCGCGCTGGCCGAGGCACTGGCATCAGGCTTTACTAAACTGACGGCATCGGGCGGGATTTAACTGTGTATTCAGGCTTTTCTGGTGGTCGCCAACGTGTTGGCAACGTTACGACGGTAGATAGCCCGAACACAGCTTGGGTGAACATGGAACCGCACTGGGAGCTGTTAGAGGCATTACAGGGTGGAACGTTTGCAATAAGAAAAGGCCATCGAAAATATCTTCCGCAAGAGCCACGAGAGCAAGATTCCAGCTATGACAACAGACTCCAGCGGTCCGTCTGCTCCCCTTTCCTGACTCGAATCGAACTGATGTTGGCGGGCATGTTGACCCGTAAGCCGGTCAGGCTTGATGACGTAACTGATCAAATCCGCGAACAACTATTCGACGTTGATTTGCTAGGCAACGACTTACAGACCTGGTTGTTTCAGACAAGCAGACTTTGTATTCGCTATGGGCACGTCGGCGTTCTTGTTGATGCGCCTAAGGCTGGTGACAATGGCCGCCCTTACTGGATTTCATATTCGCCAAAAAACATACTCGGCTGGAGACATGAATTAACGGATGGGCAGCAGAAACTAACGCAGCTTCGTCTTTCTGAAAAGATCCTCGTGCCCGATGGTTTATATGGAGAGAAGCAAATCGAGCAAGTGCGTGTCTTGACGCCTGGCGCATTTGAGATCTTCCAAAAAGATCAAAAAGGCGACTTCCGTGTTGTTGATGAAGGCACAACAAGTTTGAGCGAGATTCCGTTTAGCGTTGCTTACTCCAATCGCACAGGCGTTTTGGAATCGTTCCCGCCCTTAGCTGATATTGCTGAGCTAAATCTGCAGCACTATCAAGTTCAATCTGATCTTGGGAATCAATTGCACATCAGCGCAGTGCCGATGCTTGCGTTGTTTGGCTTCCCGCAGTCTGCTGAAGAGATTAGTGCAGGCCCTGGGGAAGCTTTTGCACTCCCCTCAGATGCGCGGGCCGAATATGTAGAACCCGCTGGCAACAGCTACGACGCTCAGTTCCGCAGGCTTGAACGAATTGAGGCACAGATTAATGAGTTGGGTTTGGCTGCTGTGATGGGGGCAAAGCTTGTGGGCGAGACGGCTGAGGCTAAGAGGATTGATCGCAGTCAAGGCGATGCCACGATGATGGTGGTGGCCCAGCAAATGCAAGATTTGATCGACAACTGCTTGCGGTTTCACGCTGATTACCTGCAGGAGTCACAAGCTGGCAGCAGCCTGGTCAATCGTGACTTCATGGGCGCAAGGCTCGAGCCACAAGAGATTCAAGCGTTGTTGCAGCTTTACACCGCTGGCACGGTGACACAGGAAACGCTATTGCTGCAGCTCGAAGCTGGCGAAGTGCTTGGTGATGACTTTGATGTAGAAGCCGAATTAGAAGCAACGCAGGCTGGCGGATTACTTGAAACACCGCAGCCAGTTCCTGAGCAGGAAGTCACAATGCCTGAAGGTGAGCCGGAGGTAGACAATGGGGTGGCTTGATGATTTGCGCAAACCAAAGGCAGAACAACCATCAAGTCGAGATTTCTTTTATTCGCATGACAGGCTTGCCAATCAGTATTTTGCAGTCATCAGACTGACTTGGTATTTGGACGGCAAGGTTTGCGCCGTGACCGAAAGCAGTATTGCGACTTATGACAAAGATGTGGTGGCGGAATTTACGTCAATCCTTGATAACGCTTTAAAGCTTGGCGCTGATGCCGCTGTCGTTTGCATCGAAGAAGCTCAAGCCCTTGGCATCTATGAAAAATGAGTACACCTGCAGAGTTGTATCGCAATGCCATCGACCTCAATCGATTTAGCAATAGTGTCGCGAAGCGCATCGCTCGCACATACAACGATCTTGTCTTGGACGCTGTTGATCAGTTGCGTGGGATTGATGAGTTGTCTGCACCTAGCAAGGCTGCACGGCTTAGGACCATTCTCGCGCAACTAAAAGAATCGCTAAATGGATGGGCCGGATCGAGCACAATTCTGGCCGTTGAAGAGCTGCAAGGGTTGACACTTTTGCAGTCTGAGTTTGTAGAAGAGCAGTTACGCAAGGCGTTGCCAATTGAACTACGTGACCAGATTCGCAGTGTGCAGATAAGTCCGCAGTTTGCGCAGTCCGTTGCAACAGTGGATCCAACTGCACTGAATGTTGTTTCGCTCAGTGATGACTTGCAAGCTGCTGTAACTGGGGCACCTGCGACGTTTCAATTGACAGCAGCGCAAGGCACAACAATTACGTTGCCAAACGGCAAAGTTTTAGAGAAGTCGTTCCGTGGCTTAGCTGAATCACAGGCTGATCTTTTCGCAAAAACAGTGCGGAATGGATTGTTGACAGGTGAATCGACCGACAAGCTGGCGCGTCGTTTGAAGGGTCGTTTGCGGTTTGGTCAGCCGGGAAGTTTGCGGCAGATGGCGCAGGCTGGCGGTGAAGTGACAGCCGTAGCCAATCACCAAGTAATGGCAATGGTGCGTACCAGCATCAACCAAGTGGCAAACGCATCAAGCCAACAGGTGTATGAAGCCAATCAAGATGTGACCAAGCGTTACCGCTATGTCGCGACGTTGGACAGCCGGACATCAGCAATCTGTCAGGCATTAGATGGTCAAGAGTTTGACTACGGCAAGGGGCCAACACCGCCGCAACATTTCAACTGCAGGTCAACGACTGTTCCTCTGATTGATTACAAAGGACTTGGGATAACACCGCCAAAGCCTGGCAAGCGTAGAAGTTCTGACGGGTTAGTACCTGCCAACCAAACTTATGGTCAATGGCTGAGCAATCAAAGCAAAGCTGTAAAAGCTGATGTTCTTGGCCCTGAGAAGGTTCCATACTTCAACCGCTTGGCGCGAAAGTACGGGCCGACAAAGGCAATACGCAAATTTGTCAGTGAAGACGGTTCAGAGTTAACCTTGGATCAGCTCAAGCGCCGTTACCCCAGTGGCAAAGCTTCATAGCAGATTTCAACTCACGCTTCCGGGCGAAGAGAAGAAGTCAAAACCTGCAGCCAAAAAAGCTGTGGCCAAGAAAACAGAAGTTAAGGAGGAATCCTGATGCCTAGCTATTCCGGACCTAAAAAGCCGCAGACGACTGCTTCTAAAAAGAAGAAAAAAGGAGGCAAGAAAAAGTGAAGAAAGGTTCTCGCGTTAGCTGGGTTTACCAGGGCAAGCGGACCTTTGGCGTTGTTACCGGCAGCGGTGGCAAGCGTGCATCAGTCAAGGGGCCAAGTGGCGGCACGATTACTCGTGTTGGCACTGATGCTGATCCTATTGTGCGGATCAAATCAGAAAGCACGGGCAACCCTGTTCTGAAGCGTCGCTCTCAATTGAAGGCGGCACCGAAAGGCAAATGACCATCGAACGTGGTGGCCATACATTTGCTGGCTACGACAAGCCGATTAAGACGCCGAATCATTCGAGCGGCAAATCACACGCCGTTGTGGTCAGCGTTAAAGGCAGCCCGAAACTCATACGTTTTGGTATGCAGGGCGCAAAAACAAAGCGCCCGCGCAAGGGTGAATCAGCGGCGGATAAGGCAAAGCGTGCGTCTTTTAAAGCGCGTCATGCGAAGAATATCGCTAAAGGAAAAACAAGTGCCGCATATTGGGCAGACAAAGTAAAGTGGTGATGCAACTTAGCCTGTGGCTAATTCATGTCCGAAGAACAAACTGCTCCTGTGGAGCAATCTGTTGAAACCAGCGAATTAAAAACAGAACTCGAATCAATGAGGCGTAAAAACGCTGAATTGCTGGATGAGTACAAAAAAGCAAAAGCTCAAGCAAAGGCTGTGCCTGATGGCGTTGATGTTCAGGA